ACGAAGACCATCGTCGGCGCTCTCGCGGGTTACTTCAACGAGGGGGGCGGGAAGCGGCCGCTGGCCGACTTCCAGAAGGAGATCAAGGCTCTGACCGACGCCGAGAAGCAGGAGCTCGCCGAGGGCGCCTGCAAGGTCATGGGATGGACTCTCAAGACCGCATAACGACATAGGCCGCGCTCGCCGGCCCAACCGGATTAGTCCTCCGGAGCGAGCACAAGCCCTTGTGCATCTGGCGATGCTCCTCCGAAGGAGGAAATACTAGCCCAGGTTCGATTCCTGGCATGGGCGCGGGCGCTCTGGAGAAGCGCCTACGTTAAACGCATGGCCGGGCGCCCTGCCAAAGTGGTGTAAGTTGGTCCTTCCCCACTTGTTAGGCTCGGCCATGCCAAGGGGAGTGACGGAAAGGCGAGACGTTTGCGGTGGCGGGTGCAGTGTCGGCCCGATGCTCAACCACCAGTGTGAGGTTCGATTCCTCACCTCCCCACGCAATGACAGCACTAGGAGGGTGTTATGACAGACGCAGACGGCGTGGATTGGCCGCGAATCGAAAAGTTGGTCCTATCCAGCTACACGAAGCGTGGCGCGCAGGCTACGTTTGCTCTGATGTACGGACTCAAGGAGGGTAAAGTGACAGACGCTGACAAGCTCCTCGCAATGGAGCTTCAGGCCAGGCAGGCACAGGCGGAGCTGCTCGAGAAGCGGACGATCGCGGACCAGCTGCGGGAGTCCCTTCTGCCGATGCAGTACGACAGCTCCGTCATCCGGTTCAAGAAGCAGTTCGAAGTTGACGGCAAGCAGTACGCCTACGCCGCCATCTTCGCAGGCGGGCGTTGGTACATCACCGGCGGCGCCGGCAGTCGTTCCAGCTACGACCTCGACCAGCTGATCCTGTTCCTCGCCTCGGGCAAGGTTCCGACGCGGTACGTGACCAAGATGGTCGAGAGCCACAGCAACGTGGCAAGCATCACCAAGACGCCGCAGGTCGACGTACGGTACGACAAAGAGCTCCGAATTCCTCTGATCAAGGACGAGTTCACCCAGGAGCCACCCTTCTAGTCCGTAGAGGAGGGAGGTGACATCATGAAGGACTTCGTCTGGATGTAAGGACACCCTAGCGTGACGTAGAAGACTGGGGCACGCTGGTGGTAGGGGAGCGCAGTCTCCCGGCAAAAAGGCTCGGAATCGCGAACCGGTTCCGAGCCTTTTTGTTTGCCCTCAAAACGATCTTGATCGACCGTGACACTCCAGGCCCTGTGGGATTTCCCGCTACACGGCCCGTGTGTTACACCTCTATAAATAGCCCCCTTGCGGTCCAACGATTCTCCCGGTATATAATAGAAGGAGGAGGGAAGATGTTGAAACTGGACTTGTCGCAGGACGACCTTCACCAGATTGACGATGCGCTGGAGGTCGTAGTCACCATTGCGGAGCAGGAGATAGACGGCCTCATTGAGGAAGACCAAACGCCGGAAACGGTAGAGGACTTCCTCGATGTGGTCTTTACTGCACAGGAAGAACTCGCTACACTCAAGAACCTGCAGCAACGGATACAGGAGGCGTTGGATGGCAATTGACGGGAGAGCCTCTACTCGGGGGGAGCCGGAAGCGGTAGACCCTACAGTCATTCCGGCTCTCTTCGAGCATGCGGTCAAGGTGTTCGAACTCATGTGGAAGCGGTCGAAGCCAGAGCAGCTGAGCGCGTCGAGCTCTGACGGCAAGACCGTGCGAGTGTACGAGGGACACTACACGAAGCTGTTCGACGAACTGCTTCTGAGCGTACCTTACTACACGAGCATCAAGAACCAGCTCGTAGGCATGGGCTGCATCGAGCAACTTCGTCGAGGCGGTGGGAATGCGACGAGCCGGTGGATCTTGTGGAAGCCGCCGGAGCTCGAGGCGTGGAAGGCATACACGCCAAGGAAGGCTCGACGGGGCAATGCGACGCAGATGATCCAGGGCAACGTGAAGGACCTGCACGATCGCGTTACCCGGCTGGAGGAACTTGTCGAATTCCTAATGAGGAGGGAAAGAGTAGAGTGACCGACACTACGTACGAAGAGGCAAAGCGTTGCTTCCGCTGCAAGGAACCCGGCGAGAAGGTCGGCGAGCGACCCGCTCCACGGCTTCCTGGTATCACTCGAGGTGCATCGCTACACGTCATCGAGTGTCGCAACGAGCGATGCAGGGCGTTCGGTACTGTCGTCCGGACGATCCAGGTTAACCCGGACGGCACGATTCCACTGACAGTGAAGCGGGAGAAGGCTTTCCCGGCAATTCCGGACCTGACGGAAGAAGTGCGCGCCAAGATCGACGAGCAGCTTCGCATGGAGACACACGGCGGAGGAGAGCTCGGCGGACGTTAGTAGACTCTAGAGAGACGAATAGCCACGTAAAGCTACGTAGGGCGTGGACAAGCCTTGTCTCTCTAAGGTCTAGTAACGTTAGACCTTAGTTAGACGTTTACGCGTAGTAGGAGGTTTGATGACAACAAAGCGTGAGCACGCCAGGAAGGTACTGCTCGAGCTGGTAGTGCTTCGGAATGCGTGGCACAGCCTGTATATCGTCGGCAAGACCGATGAGGAACAGGAGTACGACATCGATCGCGACACTGAACATGGCGCGCTTGCACTCGCCAAGTTCATACATGAGATCTTCGACGAGGGCGTCGACAAGATCAACAGTGAGATCTCCCGTGCTATACGCGAAGAGGGCAGGACACCTCACGAGATTTACACATACGCAACTACCTGCTTGACCGAAGTAGGTAGACTTGCGGCCTACCGTATGTTCAGGATTGGTCAGCACGTAAAGGACAGGCTGCCGTTTGACGCGCTGTCCCCATGCGCGTGCGAGATCCTGTACGACGAGGACGTCGAAGCACTACTTAGCGTCCCATTCGACCTTGAAGGGGAAGGATGGGTGATCAAGAACTTCAAGTCGAAGAAGGAGGCGGAATGAAACTCTATCCGTTCCAAAAGGAGCTGGTGGATCGATTCGTCGACACACCATCTGTACTGGTAGGCGACGACATGGGCCTCGGTAAGACGTTCGAGGCTCTAGCGTTGGACCTACGACGTCGCACTACACAGCTGCCTGGACGGCAGTTGGAGTATCCGACGCTCATCGTTGCGCCCTTGTCTGTTCTGGGCGTGTGGGAGTGGCATATCAAGCAGCTATGGCCTGCCGCGAGGGTTGCGGTGATCAACCCGAAGATGCGCGGCAAGTTCATTAGGGAACTAGACTCGCAGTACCACTACTACATCATCCACTGGGAAGGGGTACGGCTAGTCGAAGAGCTTCAGAAGCGTTCGTGGTGGCACATCGTCGCCGACGAAGCTCACCGGATGAAGAATCGGAAGGCGCAGCAAACGTGGGCGCTCAAGAAGCTTCATACCAACTACAAGACGGCACTGTCGGGCACGCCGGCAGACAACGCGCCACAAGACCTTTGGTCGTTGTTGAACTGGTTGTACCCAAAGCGGTGGACGAGCTACTGGAGCTACGAGCGTAAGCACGTCAAGTACCAGTGGCACCAAGCAGCCTCACAGGCCAACGGCTTCAAGTGTCCTGTGCCTAACTGCGAGGACTTCCACAAGAGTAGCTTCAAGAAGATGGTCGGCGTTGACTACGTCGACGAGCTTCATGCAGAGATTGCACCGTACTACATGAGGCGGCTGAAGGCAGAGGTGATCAGTGAGCTGCCTGAAAAGTACTACACACAGATCGAAGTGGACCTCGCGCCTAAGCAGCGCAGGATCTACGATGAGATGCGACATGACATGTTGGCTTGGATTGGGGAACACGAACACGAGCCAATTGCTGCACCCATTGTTGTGGCCCAGCTCGTCAGGCTCAAGCAGTTCGCTCTGGCGTACGCTGAGCTCGAAGAGGTGCAGGTTCGCAACAGGTCAACGGGTGAAGTACAAGCCAAGACACGCGTCAAGCTTTCGGAGCCATCTTCGAAGCTGGACGTCGTCTTGGATCAACTACAAGACAACCCTACTAGGCAGTTCGTCGTCTTTAGTGAGTCGAAGCAAGCTATCAACCTACTTGCCGCCAGACTCACAAGGGAGAACATCAGTCACGTGGTGCTCACCGGCGATACTGCACAAGCTGATCGTGACAACGTCGTGGCGAAGTTCCAAGCTGGGAGGGCTCGCGCCTTCTTGGGCACCATACATGCGGGTGGCGAGGGAATTACTCTCACTTCAGCCGACACAGTCATCTTCCTGGATCGTACTTGGAACCCAAGTCGAAATAGGCAGGCTGAGGATCGACTGCATCGTATCGGTCAACGGAACGCGGTACAAGTCATCGACATCGTTGCTAGAGACACAGTCGACGGAGGTCGACTTCAACAGCTCGACCTGAAGTGGTCGTGGCTGAAGGAACTGTTGGGAGATAAGGTGAAGGCAGATGCATGAGTACTACCACTCCGAGGGCGTGACAGACCTTCAGGCGATCCGGCTCGAAGCAAACCGGCGTCTGACCGACAAACGGTGGCCTGAGGAGAGCATCATCCACCTTCACCCCAAGACCGAGCAGTGCGAGGTCAACAAGCACGAGCATGTCCAGTTTGCTGCTCCGGCAGGACTGGAAGTCCCCGAGCAGAAGGCCGAACCGGCTGAGGAGCAGGGGAAACTTGACACATGGAACGATCAAGAGCACGACGGCCCGGCCCTGTAATGGGGTCGGGCTGTTCTGCGTTCTGAAGGAGGCAAAGAATGGCTAGATACGTAGTACTCGAGTTCGACAACGACGCCGAAGCGAACGGCTTCATGTCGACCTTCGGAGACCAGCCTGAAGGGTCGACAGTTAGGATGATCGGCGTGTACCA